CTCAGGCGTGTTTACAACTTCGTTACACACTAACAGAGAGTTACTGTGGAACACCCCGTGTACACCGTAGGACATCAAGTCATCGTAATGACCGCACACATCGTTCCACCCGTGTCCAAACTCAGGAAAAATGTATCCTGACTTCTGGTTACTCTGATTCTCAGGCCCGTGTGCTAAACCTACTGAGTGTCCTATCTCGTGTAAGTCTGTGTATACGTCACACTGAGACATGGATGACGGTGGCTGTCCCTCGTTGAAACGCAGGTTAGGATAAGCCACACCACAGGTATCTCTGTAGGACGTACCGTAAGCCAGTACAACGTCCACAGGGAGTTGATTAGCTTGTCGTTCTACGTCTTCTAGTGTGTGGTAGTGAGCTAACCAGACCTCCTTTAGCTCGTACCTAACGTGTACACCAGACCTCTCGTACACCTCGTTGTACTTCTGAACCCTGTCCTCCCACCGTTGCCACGCCTCTGGGTACTCGTACATCAACTCTATCGGTGTATCTATTCCGTACTTAGCGTGAGAGGCGTACACGAGCACACCTAACTCCCACGTAACCAAACGGTCATCGTCTTCACCGTAGTAGATAAACGGATAAGACCCCCTCTGTTCGTACCCCTGACAGTCTAGGTTACTCTCAGTAGGACACACGGGTTCTGGCTCAAGCCTAAACTGTATTTCCTCAACACCCAGAGTAAACACACCGTCACCCGTAGATCCGTCCCCGTACACCTCCACAGTACAACACCCGACCCTCTTGGCTGTACCTCTGGTTGTGCTGTGGTGTACCATGCCCCAAGGCTCTTCACGGCCCAGCATATCTTTGTAGTCCACAGAGATAACCACAGGGTCAGCTTCCTTGACCAGAGACAGATTGAGTTTACGGGAGAACCCACACTTACGTGACCTAGGGTCTTTGGTTACGTACCTGTTACCTTCTGTGTCTTCGTAGATAGCCCACTGGACACCCGGATAGTTCTTAGAGCAACCAGAGCGTACTAGGGTGTCAGAAGAGGCGTTGGGCGCTCCGAAGAGCAACCCAACTAGAGCGTACCGTAGTAACTTAGAGTTCACAGTTGTTGCCGGTACAGGCCAACTGTTGACTACCCTCAGTCATATCGGATTCCTCACTAATATCCCATTTGATCTCAGTGGGGAAACCTTTGACTAACTCGTTGTACGTCTTTTTGTCCACAGGCTCGTATGGTGCTTGCTGGTACGTGTGGTCTGAGTAAGGCAGGAAAGAGATACCACTTACCTTGTCAAACTTGTTGTACAGCCACTGTCCCACCTCCAGAAACTCGTTGTCACGGTAGTAACAAGTCATGGACGGCTTGTGCTCACACCAGTAGTCCTGATATATCTCCCATAGCTCTAACTGCTCCATAGCACCCATCTCTGAGGCTGTCACAGCGCCCTCTGGAGAGGCGATAGGGAAGGAGAATACCCTAGTACTGGGTGACATCACATCGTCCTCTACAGGGACACCAGCGGCCTCTAGGACGGTGCAAAGTGGGTCACGAGCATCTGCACGTACTCTGCGTATGTATTGTGCAGAATAACGAGGATGGATACCACTAGCGCTATCGACCAACTGACTAACAGTACCCGAAGGCTTAACAGCGGTAATAGCGGCAGAAGTGTTGATACCCAATCGCTTAGACCACTCCTTGTTAGTTTCAATAGCTTCATTACGCATCTCCGTCAGCCACTTCTTGAGTTTACCTTTGTCTCCTCTGCCTGATAGCAACGGATGGTCCATGATGCCTGTCAGGGAAACTCCAAGTAGCGCCTCTTCTTCCGTGTTTACTCTCCAAATATTTCTGAGGTATCTGAAGTCTGTGAGGGTAGCCTGAAGAGTCCCAAGGATAGTCGCAACCCGAACTTTTCGTTTGAGGCTTGCGAGTGTATCCTGTGGCCTAACAACAACCTCTGAAAGATTGCAGAACTGGTAGGGTCTGAGGATGATTTCGCTACACGGATTAGTTCCGAAATCATAGGTAGCATCTCTTCGGTCATTTCTTGAAGCCTGTTTTTGACTTGCGACTCTGCTAAATACTCCTCGCTCTCCTGATTTTGATTCATATAAGCTGGTCCACTCATTTAGAAATGCCTCAAAGTCTGGTTTTTCTGTGTAACACGCTGAGTTGTTCGCTAGTCCTCGCTGGGGTTCGTCAACGTACCACTGCCCGTGTTTGCACCTTCGGAGTCTATCGTCTGTGAGGTTACTGAGGCTGATGAGTGCTGATCGTCTGACTCCTCCGACAACGACGATTTGAGCAATCTTACAGCAAAGATCGTGACATTCAATGGAGCTAAGTTTTCTCCCAGACGCTCCCCGAAAGAGGTCCACTGTGAATCGAAACAGTTCGAGCAAAGGCTCTGGACCCGATGCTCTACCTCCAAAAACCCTGAGCGGGGAACCTGAAGGTCGTACTCTGCTAACGTCCCATCTGGGAACCTGACCTGAATAGAGCAGTGATACCAACTCCCTAAACGATTTCGCCCATCCGATCTTCGAATCTGCCACATTAATAACTGTATCGGTTTCATGGAACTCCTCTGCTACTTCTGGTAATTTCTGTACGTACTGCCGTTCAACACTAAAACCCACGCCTGTACCACAAAGCAAGACGTACATCAGTTCGTCAAACGCTTTCGGGTGATCTATCGGTAGGTAACTACAGTTAAACCCTGCTACGTTGTCGCGCTCCAGTGCCTCTCCTGCGGTCATCAGTGCTCGCATGGAAGGCATTACGTCTAGGCTGTGGATAGCCTCGTACACTTCCTTACGTGCAGTCTCTGGCAGATCGTCACCCCAGAAATTTACGTACCGGCTGACTGTTTCTTCCCAAGTCTCCCTACGCTTCTCGTCTGGTAAGTACCTAGCGTACCGTGACTTGTGTATGTACTGTTGGTATGCGTCCATCATGCCTCCCCAAAGATTTTCTGTAGTTGTGCTACTGCTTCTTCAAAGGTAGCGTGTATGGTTACAAAGCTGTCGTTTTCGTACCACTCTACTATGTATCCGTTAGATGCTCTTTTAATTGTAGCGTCTGTTGCTTTCATTCAGTTACTCCTAGCGTTTCGTTAATGATTGCTTGTGCCGCCATCTGAAGTAACATGTATACTCCGTCAGGGTACTGCTCGTTGGACGCTACTTCAAACATCTCACCGTCTTCGTACATGATGACAGCTACCTTTACCTTTCGTCCCTCTTCCTCGTGTTTTAGTGCTTTGACTACAAACGCAGACAGAAACTCTGATGTTGTGATTTCGTCCTTCTCTTGATCTTTGTTACCAAACTTACCTTCTACTACTTTCACGGGCCTACCTCCTTGATTAACCAGCCTAGGTAGACCTGCGCTTTCTTTAGATCCTCTACGCCGTTCTTGTACTCGTAACGCCACAGGTACTTCAGGCAGTTACCCTTGAGATACCCCTTGTATTCCTGCGGGTGCATGGACGCCTTGATTGCTTCGATGGCCTCTATCGCTCCCCTGTTGTAGTGATCGGGCTGTGTCACAGGGTTGTGTTTGTCCTCTGGATGATACAGTTTACCGTAGACAGTTTTGCTTGCTCTGTCCCACTCTTCTGGCGTTGCCTCATCAATACTCATAGCTATTCTCCGTCAGGTTTTTTTCAACATAAAATCTCCATAGTTTTTCAATAGGGTCTAAACTATCAGCCTTCATTACAAATCTCTCTCCGTAACCGAAGTCTTTTTTGTAGGCTCTTTCAAAAAAAGTACTTTTGTCAATACAGCCGTTCAACTTTAAGATTTTAGGATCGTCCGTTGCCCCGTAGAGTACTGCAAAGTCAGCGGCAAAAGATTGTTCATCGTCAAAAATCAACGGGCCGTTAGCATACGAGCTACACTTTACGTCTACTGATGTTTCCCCTAACCAAAAATCTATGCCTCCATCAGACAATACATTTACAACAGGAAGAGGCAGATTGAATAGACGAGCAAACAAAAACTCTGCCTTGAACGCAAGTACATTATTTTTAGTTCTCGTGTCCATGCCTTTTTTGTCTTTCATCCTTGGGACAATACCCTGCATTTCACACAGTCTGACAGTATCCTGTCCCATAAGAGTAGCGTCGTGATGGTCTTTACCTGTTAATTTAAAGTACAGTGGATTACCACACGTAACTTCACGCCTCTTGTCCAGATCCGAATTGTCTACAGGTCCGTAGTCTGTCCACTCGTTCTCACCACTGCTCTTCTGCATACTCTGCCTCTTCTTCCTCTAGTTCCTCATAAAAACTGTCTAACCTTTTGATTAACTTATCTTCAAATCTGTCTAGTATTTCTTCAGATGAAATCTGTAGGGCTTCTAGAAGATCGTCAGGATCGTAGAACCGCAACAACTTCTCCTTAATTTCTTCTAGTGTCAGAGACATAATCAACCAACTCCTTTAGTGTATCTATATTATACCATAGTATTCCTTGTTTGTCACACCATTCTGCCATAGTAAGTTTGGTACTTTTACTCACTTTTTGATTAGGCTTCATCAGTACAAATATGAGTTCTTGCGTCTCTGAGAGACACTTAGACACCGATCTATACTTCTGCGTGTCTCCTGCACGAAAGAATCCTTTGCACTCAATGAGGTACGATTTTCCTCTGTACTCGTACACAAAGTCTGGTGTGTACTTTCGTTCGATTCTGTATGGCACTTGGTACGGCTCGTAGCTAAAGCCAAATGGTTGTAACTGCTTTGCGACATCTTTTTCAAACTCCGATCTAAAGTTACCTAGTTTAGACTTCCGTGACCTTCGGCTCATTGACCACCTCTGTTAAATATCTTGGACCACTTGAGTAGATGAAGGTTCTTACTTCGGGCCAACAGGTAAATTTGTAGGGACAGTAAGAACAACCGACTGCGAGCTTTTGATTTCCACTTTTGCCATCTGGTACGACTTCGTGGCAGTGCTCTGGCGGCTCCGGTTGCTCCACTAGCTTTTTTATGCGTTCAATGTGCTCCTCTATATCGTAACCAATCTTTTCGTGAACAGGAGCCTGTGTGTCCTCAGAGTCGTACAAGAGGTACGTCAGGTGTCCGTTCTGTTTGTCCATCGCTAGCCAACCAAACTTGGTTTCACCTTCGGAGTGTGCGTACCCTTTAATTTGAGCAACGTATCCAAACGGGTCATCATAAGCCAAACTTCCGTCCTTGAATTTCTTAAACCCAAAAGACGACACAGACTTAACGTCAGTGACAACACCATCAATTTTGCAGTCCATAGACCCCGTAATACCCGCAACCTCACATTGCTTTTGCTCATCAGTTACCTCGTGTCCTGCGATCTTAGTGAGAAACAACAGCATCTCTTCGATCAGATGCCCGTACATAAACTTGACGTAAGTGTTAGGTGTCATTTCTTCCTGTACGTCAGGGTTGTTCACTGCGTTCCACAGGTAACGATCATCACGCCCGATGTTTGACATTCGTAGCTTGCGTCCGTCACGTTTCTCTGTGAACAGGTTAGTCATTAGACGTTTGCAGTTTTCACCAAAGCGGTCAATCTCATCGTACAGATCAACGTCCTCTGGCACTTCTTTGGAAGCGACAACAGCGTATATATCGTCTACCAGTGAGTAAAGTTTGTTCATTTGTGTTGCTCCATTAAGTCAACTAACGCCGACCGTGCTTGCTCTTGTGTACAGTTAAACCACTCACCTTTGCGGTCATACGTTTTCTCTAGTAGATCATGTGCATCTGACTCAGCAGAACGTCTGTCCGACACTGACCAACAAGCGAACAACTCGTAATCTCTGAACGGTGAAGACGTTTGGTAGCCGTTGAGCCTGTCCTCTGAGTCCACAGCCATACCTACCTTGACCCACTCAGGGAAGTTAGGATTAGTGATGATGTACACCTGTCCTTCCTTGCTTAATTCGTACTTCGCAAGACTGCTGAAGGCGGCGTCTTCAAAAGTCCTGTAGTTTCCGGGTTTATGTAGAGGGTGTGACTTGGGTACGTACTTTCCGTTAACCCTCATCGTCCTGCCCCTGACCTCAACACGCTCACAGAATTTACAGATATAGTGCTTCTGCTCTAGTCTTTTGGTAGTTACGTTTTCTCCCTCTA